TTGCACCCTTGACAAAGAGCGGGTCAATGGACTGATCGCTGGCGATCCTTTGCAGGTCGAGAAGGACGTGATTTTTACCGAGTGCTGGTGCTGTTTCGGCTGGGGGGACATAGGCAGGCGTCTCCCTTTTCACCGGCTGTTCCTCGATAATAGAGCCATCAATCCTGATCGGAACCTCTTGCGGTTCACTTACGGGTTGTTGTTGCCTTTCTTTTTTAACGCACTCCTTGCAGATCCATAACGGGAATTGCTTGCTTGATCCCTCTTTTCTGATTGCTTTCCCGTCAAGAGGGACGCGGCCATAGACGTAATTAAGCTGACCTTCTTTCCCCGTTGTGATGTAGGCTCTCAACTCGATCACGTTTGAACAGCCTTCAACAGAACAGGTGGCCCTGTCTTGCAAGAATGGTCTGCCTTCCGGTGTCCGGAACACTTCCTTCCCTTTGTATAGCTCTTTTTCCTTTTGGATCTCGGGGGGTGTAATGATGATCCTCTTTGGTCCCCCGTTCGTAGCGGCGTAGCCGTTCTTGGCTATCTTTTCCATTGCGCTGTCCTGTGTAATCATCTGCATCTTCAGGATATCTTCTTTGATTTGTGTAGGATTGGCGGGGTAGATCGTCGGCATCTGGTTGAAGATGTGGGAGTGCCGTGCTCTTAATCCGCCGACAGTTTTGAAGCAATCCATCAGTTCTTTGTGCGCTACTAGGTGACCGTTTACAAGGATTTCTTCCTCGATTTCGGGCGTCCCAGGGGGACACATGAAAAGCCATTGATCCGCCTGAATCCTGATCTTAGCCCAAAGCACATTGTCGAACCTCACCATAAATTTGTAGTTTGGATCTACGGTGTAGACCAGTGTTTTACCGATATGGAAATGATTCCCGTGGCGGCATTTGAAATGGTTAAAGGGGATTCCTTCATCTTTTGACGCCTGTGCTGCTGCTTCCTTGGCAGACGCTTCGGTTGGATAGGGTTTCTTGCGCTTGCATTCACGGACTATTTCGGGGCTATCACTTCCGCCGATATTCATCATGCTAGTCATGCTGATTCTCCTCTCGTCGTAGCATAACGGCAAAGCATCCAGGCAGCTCCTCTGAACGCCTTGTCTTCCAGCGATTCGTCTTTTGACATTTCTTCTAATCGGTTTATTAATCCGAGCAGGACAGCGCTACTGTCCAGTCTAGTTATATCAGGAGGTTGGGATGTTTTCATGGGGATTTTAAGCGTTTTCAGCGCCGGGGGGGGTTGCGGGGTTTCGGGTGGTGCAGGCTCTGGGATATTGTCCTGACAATCGACATGCTTCCAGTATTTGGATTTTGGCTTTATGGGGACAGCAAATCCCTTAACAACAGCTTTTTGTGCCGACATGCAATGTGGTTTACCGTCCTTGAATGTTGCTGTCGCGTCAAGCTCGATAGGACCGCCGCATTCACTGCATGCTACCGTTCGTCGCGTATGATAGCCGGTGGAGGTCTTGAAGATCTTGGCCCCTTTGTAGAAAAAATCTTCACCGTACCGCTCAAACTTGAAATAGTTCGGTCCCAAGATGATTTCGTCAGGAGCGCTGGTGGGAGGTTGAAGCGTTTCAATTGCCGGTGTCTCAACATCAGGTGTTGACGCGGTTTCGGGCTGGGCTTGTTCAGGCGGTTGGTTGGCGCATTTGACGCATAGCCAGTGATGGCCCCCAGGTTTTTCCTGCTTTGCCGCTTCGAAAGGGGTGAACGCTTGGAACCGGCTATAACTGCCATTGGTATTGCTTGACACGGTAAGCTTGCCGTGGATGGGGGCTTGACAGCCCCTGCATTCCTTGTCAATGAGGGCGTAGGGGGAATATCTGGGGTTTGGTCTGTAGAGATCTTGGCCGCGAAACCTGCCGATGATCTTGCCGTGTTCGTTTGTTGCGGGGGTCGGAATATCGGTGATTTCGGGAGCGACAAAAACCGGGGGGGCGTGTTTTGTTTCCCTGCCGGGGATCGGGGCGTGTTTCTTGCTTTCCGTCAGCAATTCTACAAACTCGTCTTGCTCCATTTTGGAGTCCTTGAACTCTAATGGCAGGATCTTGTTGTAGCTTCGGGCAAAGAGGTCGGAACTGCTATCCATCTTCTTGCTTGTCTTGCCCTTCAAGCGGAAGGAAATCAACTCCCCCCTCTTGAGCACATCTTTCATCTTGAGCGTTATGTCGTGGGGACAATTGAAGACGTAAATGTTGCCCTCTCCGTCATGGATCTTCGCCAAGTAAAAACTACGATTTGGATCATAGAAAATGTACTTTGTCCTGTCCAGGTCTTCTTCCAATTCAAGCTCCCCCCTTTAAGATTATTTTACCATTCTGTCGCACTAACACTGGGGAACTGTCAAGAAAAAAATGAATTTATATTTTAAAAAAATCATGAGCAGAATTTTAAGCACAAAAAAAGGGGGGACGCGGAAGATTAAAAAATCTCTCGCGTCCCCGATGTCCCGATTGATAACAATCATGCTGCTTTCGCAAGTATCACGTCAAGCGTCCGCCTTGCTCTGCTTGTCTTGCGGACAGGTTTTCCGATTATCGTCTTGACAGGCTTTCTAGCTATCGTGCTCTGCTGTTCATGCCAGCTCATGTCGAAGCTTCCGCCTGTCAGGACATACCGGCCATAAAACCCATGGAGTCCGAAGGTTAGCGTAGTGTTGGAGTCTTCCGATAGAAAAACCTTCTTCCCGTCGAATGGACCCGCATGGAGCCTGAAGAGCCTCTTTCTCGTTCTCACAAAATCACCCCCTCTTCTAATACTCGTTCGGATGTTCCTTCCATTGGAATCCCTTGGGCGCGGGAGGAAGATCGTTAAACAGTTGGTATCCTCCCGCGTCTTTATACAGCCATACGTTGTTTTCTACTTCTCGGATATAAGCCCGGATCTCGTTGATACAGCTTCCGCTTTCCAGCCTCAATATCTTTGTCGGCAAGAGACCCCAAAACAGTTCAAGCAGTTTTTGTATTGTCATAGTACCCCCCCCTCTAATACTCGTTCGGATACAGAATGGTCGTCACCGAGCGGTCCCACTCGGTTATGATCCAGATCGTATTCTCACCGAATCCCTTGGATATACCTTTGGATTCGTCGATGGTGTAGGCGGACATAACCCTGCCGCCATTCTTCAGTCCCTCGTCATTGGTCTTCTTGTCCGCGTTGCATATCGTTCCCCAGTCCCCTCTCTGGTGCCTGGATAGGGATACTTGGACAAGCGCCGCAAACCTGTCGTCTTTCTCCATGTCGGCGGCTACCCCTGCGGTCGTCAACACTTGACCGAGTTCCAATACCGGCTTGATTTCTTTTAACATTGGTCTCACCTCCCCTTAAAATCTCGGTTGCGTCTCTTTCTTGACTCGCTCTTTCGGTTCGGGTTCAACGGCTGGCCCCCTCTTCTTCAGGTAAGCGCAGACATACAGGTAGCCGTATGACCCGTTGCAGTTCCCCTTGACGATACCGGTTTTGTCTTCATAGAGGACGATTGTTCTGTCCTCATTCGGGAGCATATTGCATTCCCTAGCTTTCTTTTGCGCTCTCCTGATAGCGCCGTTGTTCAGCCATTCCTTCAACCTCTTGCCTTCTGGGGTGTCGATACCCTTGAAGTCCTGCCGGTCGTGTACCATGTCGTCGGGGTAGATCCATCGTGCCCCCCAGCAAACCTCAACCTCTTCGGGGATCTCGGCGTTGAGTCCCCATGCTAGTTTCTGTTCTCTCATGATTCAATCACCTCCCTTCTAATGAATCACTGACTTCTCGGCTTCCCTCTGGGCCTGTTTGATCTCGGCGTTGCGCCGGATCTTCCAGGTGTTCCCGAAGAAAGCCGATTCGATTGTTCCTTGTTTGAGCACCTCGCCATAGATGATCTTTTTGCCCTTCCGCTTGTAGGGCTGGATGATAGCCTTGACCCCATCGTTGACAGACCCCGCAGTTATCACTATGGCTTCTGTCTTGTTGGGTTGCTGTTCCACCCAGCCACGTTTGTAGTCTTTGGGTATTTTCGGGCTCTTGCTTTGCACCATCCAGGCGTCGGACACGACAAAGACCGCATCAGGCAGGGCGCGGAGTATTACCTGCTGGACTTTTTTGTGGCTTTTTTCCGCGCCCTCTTCGCTCATATCAAGCCATTCGACAACCGGCGGAAGTCCCAGTTTTTCAAAGATTGCCATGGTTGAAAGGCTTCCCTGTTTTTCAAGGAAGCCCTTGCTAAGTTCCAGCAATTCCGCTAAACGCTCTTCTAGGTATTCCATCCCTATACCCCTTTCTTGGCCTTCTTTGGTTTGTCATAGTCCTTGCTATGGCAGGACGGGCAGAACTTCGGCCCCCCTTCTACGCGGGATTTCCAGGGGCCATAACCGCACTGTCCGCAGATGTAGCCCCGCGATAGGTTGAAGTACTCGATCACGTATTTTGCATACGCGGTCAGGATCTCGTCCCCCTCAAACATAAAGGACTTCTTGTCCTGTTCGACCGCCTCATCGTAGAGCGCTTTGAATCTCCCAAAGTTCTTTTCGTTAATGTTTCCCATTTTCGTCCTCTCCTTTCGGTCTCATGCTTTCCAGCAAGGCTGTGGTTTCTTCGTTGCAGAACATCATCGGCAGTTTGTCGGGGATCTCTACGTTGAAGATCTTCCTGGCCACCGTCCGCTTGATATGTGTGATCTTGCCGGTACGGTAAGCGTTCTCGGGTTTGATTGTGCTGCCGTGGATAGTGCTTTTCTTTTCATCGCACTCGACAAGCGCAAGGAATCCGTCCTTGAACAGCTTGTCGTGCTCAGGACACAAGCCGTTGCCGGTGACGGTGTAATGATCGAACGTGTCCCGCAGCTTCATGTCCAGCAGGAGCGCCCCGCTGTCATACGTGCATCCGCATACGATGCACTGTTTTTGCTCCAATGTGACATAGGACTTGTCGCTGTATCCTCTCGTTTTGGTTCTCATGGCTTACCTCCTGATTTCCGTTTTCAGCGCTCTGTTGATGGCATCCACCAAAGCCCATTCAGGCTCGGTGTCCCTTGCTCCGTACTTGGCGTATTTCTCCATGAAGCGGAGCATTTCGTCTCTGACTTCTTTTGCCGCCAAGGTTTGATCTTTGTCGTTTTCGATGATCTCATACTTGGCAATCTTTAATAGTCTGTTGAGTTCATCGGTCATAGCACGGGCGACGATCTCGCAACCGAGCATGTCTGTGTAGAGCTGCCAGTCTTCGGCGGTTAGCATTGGTTTCATGGTTGTTCTCCTCTCAACGGTTGACCTCTTCGGCTGCCGTGGTTATCCCGTTTTCCCAGGTCTTGATAACTGCCCAGTTGTTGTAATCGTCCTGAAATGGTGCTGTTGTCGCCAGTGTTTTGGCGGTTGCATAATCGTTGCCTGCATAGATCAGGTTCCAATAATGGTTATCGCCGTAACCGCCAGACAGTTCAACCGTGAAGATTTTCATTTTGTCTCACCTCTTTTCGTTTTGGTGATAACCTCGTGAGAGTGTGAAAGCCATTCAGCCTCGATGCTGTCAGGATCGTGTTTGTCAATCATCCGAGAGAGAGCCTTGTGTAGCCCCTCCAGCGTTTCCAACAGTTCGGGAACGGCGGCTATCAGGTTGGCGTTGGCCTCGCTTTCCGCTATCAAACGCTTAACGGTTTCATAGGATTCATCGGTTTTAATTTTATGCGTTCGGTAACCGGCGTCTCCCTCAAATTCCACATGGCAACTGGTGTTGAGATTCTGAACGCTGGTGATGTATTTGACCTGAATCAGGTAGGTGTGGGTGACCATCTTGGTTAGGGTTCGCCCGTCCACATAGCGATCCATTGTTTCGTGAAGTTCAATAAAATTTTTCATGGTTCAACCTCGCTTTCCCTATCGCAGAGTTTCTGTTTTGTGCCGTCAGACGCTCTGTGGAGCCCGTGGGGGCGTTTTAAAAGCGCCCCCCTTATCTGACTATTGGTTTTAAAATCAAACGCTCAAATCGGCTCAAATTCCACCCCCCTCACTTGTCCGCAGCTTTGATCAGTCCGTGCTCGATCAGCACCTCTGCCGTCCGTCCGAAGTACCCCTGTAATTGCCAGCATAGGCCGGTGTCAACTAACACCTGCCATGCTTCCAATGTGGTCTCTTCGTCGGTTTTTTCCACCCCTTCAGCAATCAGCGTTGCTGTCAGGGTTCCCATTGTGTGTTTCCGTTTCGCCGCTTTCATGACTTACCCCTTTGAGAAACCGTTGCGCTTCTCTGACAGGCTTATAGTCAATGTCCCATTGATCCTCGGGGTATTCTCCCTCGCAGATCTCAAACAACTTGGCTATAAGCTTCCGCTCGTTGCCAGCTACCCTCTCGATTTCGTTCGCTATGGTGTTCATCATGACATGCAAGGCTGTCAGGACGTAGATCTCTTGCTCCTTGCCGCAAGCCTTGGCAATCTTGGAAGCATATTCGTGCGCCTCTTTGATTGTTGGCCGGTCTGCAAACAGTTCGCAGCGCAAGCCCTTGGCTAGGGCTTGCAGGTTTGTTGCGTGGTATTTTTGGCACCTTGCACAAATTTTGGTGTCAGGGTGTGCCGGTTCCTGGCATTCGGTACACATTTTGGCGTGGTCGTAACAGCACCCGTCTATTAATCCCGGTTCACCGCAAACTTTCCCGGTAGTTGGGTCTATTACGTTGCAGGTTGCCTTTTCTTTCTTCATACTCTCGCCCCCTCCCTCTTTGCGAACAATAAACCGTAGACCATCCTAGTGGTTTCGCGTTCGCCTTCTGACATAGACCGCCAACCGTTGAGAGCATCGCTGTCGCTTTCGTCGATGCCGCTTACTTTTTGCAGCGCCTGAATCATTTCGACGCCAAACTTCTCTTCCGCTGTCATAACCCCACCCCCTATCTCTCCGGTGTCAGGAAGATCCACCATTCGCTGTTTTTCATGCGCTTGCCGGTGACGGGATGGATCTCTACCAGATCCGCCTTGCATCCATAGCCATCTGGAACAGGTCTGAATCCGCGAACATCGCCATTACCGAGCCATTTAGCGCACTTTGTACCGTCCGCTAATGTGTGCCATTTGCTGACTTGTCTCATGCTCTCACCCCCTGTCCAGCCAGCGCCCCAGTATCTTCTGAAGTCTGGCTTCGATTTGCCTTGCTTGCTCCAGATCTTCGACAATAACCTTGATGTATGGAGCGCATACGCCGTTGCCGCTCATGCTTTCGACGCTGACTGTGTTTTCGGTATATAACGCTTCATGACATTTCGTTAAGCGTTCATCGGCTTTCCGGTAAGTGACTTCACCCTTCAGATCCAGACGGATTTCGTATTGCGTGGTTATCATGACCTTACCCCCTCACCTGTAAAACGTTGCCAGCTTGAAAGTCTCCTTGACTTTCATCTTTGCTTCCCCCCTGCTTTTTGCCCGTACAAACATTTCATTGACAAACTCCGGCCCCTCCCCTACGGCGCGGTAGATGTGGTCGCCTTGGACATACCCCCAGTAAGCGCCGCCGGGGTCATAGTCGTAATCAACCCACGGAAGTCTGACCAGATTGAATTTAATCGGTTCGTCTGGTTCTTCGATTGCGTCCGCACGTCCCATGGGAGCACCGTATTTGCAATTGACTTCTGTTAATGGTGGAATTTTCATGACCTCACTCCCCGTTCATACCGTGGCGAAAAACTCGACTGCCCTTTTTATCAGGTCGATGGTCTCCATTTTCCTGAATGCCAAGTGTTCAGGCGTTCCCCTGTGTAAATGCCAGTCGTAAAACAGGTTGTAGTATTTCCCCAGGAGAGCCCGTTCCTTCTCGTCAAATTCCGCAAGCCACTTTCGGCGCTTGCTGCCCTGGTCTTTCACCTTGTGCCACCCTTCAACCATAACCGGATATTGCAAGGCGTCTAACTCGTCTCTGTTAAGCTCGATTAACAACCTCATTGCTTTCACCCCCCCTTGGGGTATTACCCCCAGATGGCCTGCTCGTAGGCCGGTAGTCCCCTAACGATTTCAGCGGCCATCAGGTTGCTGATTTCGTCAAGGGCTGTATACAGTTCGGTCTTGTCGCATTTTCCTTCGCAGCTTTGGTACAGGTAGCATAGAAGGGACTTGTACACCTGGATTGCAGATATTAACGGGACAGGTTTGTATTTGTAATCCAGACTCCTGAACTCCTTGGCTTGCCCTTTCCCGTAGCGCTCCTCGATGCTCTGGCAGTTAAGCTCAAACATTGCCCTGCCAAGCTCCCCTGCAAACTTGCCGGTGTAGCCCAGCTTGCCAAGTACTCTTTCCCGTGCATAGCCCATATCGTCACTGTTTTGTAAATATGTGACTATGCGGTTGATGGTCTTGTCTTCGCAGATGTATGCTGACATGATGGTTACCTCCTTCTGTCGATGTTGATCTCGCATATCTCGCCCAAAGTCACCAGTTTCCAGGGCTCTGGTTTTTCGTACCCTTCGGGCAATGGTTCCAGGCAGTTCCAAACCGTGATTTTGCAGCACTTTTTGCAGTAGGGGTAAATGTCTCCCCAGTGGTTCGTGCCGATCAGCTTTTCGGTCTGGCATTTAGAACATTTGTACGGTTTAACCGTGTACTTTCCTGTTGTCGGCATTGTTATCACCTCCCCCTTGGGCTTGACTACCCATTCCGCAGCGCCATCTTTGACGTGGCGCTACGTGTATGAGCGTTCAATCCGTGCGCCTGAAGTTAAAGCAGTCCGCATCCTTCTGTAGCGTTCCCTTAAATGTCATGCCGCCCCTGATAAAAACGATGTGCTTGCCTGTGATTGCAACATCTTCGCTGACTATTTTTCCTGTGAACGTTTTAACCTTGCCGTCTAGGAGGTAAAACGTGCCGCCCATGCCAACCTCACAGTTTTTGTCCAGACCCTCAAGCATGGCAGTGTCCAGGCAGGCGTTGTGTATGTCCGCCTCTTCCGGTGTTATGTCCACCTTGCCAAGGTTAGGCTCGAAAACGCCATGACCTTTGAAGTCGATCAGGTAACCAAGGCAATACTGTTTATCGTCTGCCTGATAGGTTATCAGGCTCCCGATGTGCTGGAAGTCGTCCCGTGTTAAGTGCTTTTTCATGATGTCCCCCTTTTGTTATGCCGCCTCTTTGTGCTCCGGTTTGGCCCCATGCCAGATGATCCGGTCTTTATACTCCCAGGTGTCCCAGTCCATAATGGACAGCGCCCTGTCGTTCTGGAACGCTATGTCCGAAGATATGAACGTGAAGCAATCTTCACTGATTTTCATGCCGCTGTCCGTTGTCAACGTGATGGTATCGCAGGAAATACCCATCTCTTTCATCTTATCGCTGGTATTGCCGAGATAGATTTCCAGGCGCGTGATGCCGTCGATTAACAGTGTCGGGTTGTGGAAAACATAACGGCCTTTGAAGATCCGCTGATTGTCGTCGTGTGACTTCCCTGATATGCGGAATTTTACCTCTTCCGTAAAGGGTATGATGTGGATGATTTCCGTCTCGAATGCCAGACCCCTTGCCACCCCTTGCGCTTTTTCATTAATGACTATGCCGTCTGTATAGACGTAAGCGCAGTTGTGGAAGCGGTCGCTTGCCAAGACCTTTTTGACCTTTGAATTGAGTTTCATTTTGCACCTCCTGCGTGCATTTGAGCGTGTCACATGGGTAATGACACGCCTATGAACGCCCGTGACACTCCTTTTTTCAACGTGTTGGAATCATTGCTTCTTTTTTTTCAGCGTGTCACTTGCCATGTTCGTTTGGTTCGGGTGTGTGCCGTGCTAACCGTTACCACAACAGGCTCACCGGCTTAGTGTTAAAGCGAGCTAATCGCTTTTTCTGCCAGCTTGGAAGTGTGCTGTTTTTTTGGTGTGTGTGCATTTCTTATAGCGGACTGACACGCTGGGTATAGATAGCTCTCTATGATTAGCGTATCAAGCGTATCAAGCGTATCATCATGCGTATCACCATAGATAGATAGAGATATAATAATCATTCTCTATACTTATAAGGATAGCATGTCATAGATACATACATATCTATAGTGAAAGAGAGAACGAGCTATTTTCGGGTTGATTTCGCTCTTTTTCAGGTTGTCTCCTCGAAAGGAACGTGAATTTCGATTTCATACCGCTTTTCACGTTCAATTGCCTTACCGCAGTTTGTGCAATGACCCCTTGTATACTCATTAGGGGCAATGACCTTGTTACACCTTGGGCATCTCATTTCGTTCACCCCCTTACCATGTTTGTTGCGGCTATAGCTCCCAGATGTGAACCATAGCCCTGTCCAATGTTTCCCTTACCTTAGCCGTGCCACCGTGCTTGTATGCCATATCGGCAAGACGGTTAAGGACTCGGCATTCATAGTCCGGTGTGTATTTTGTCAACATGGCTGCTTACCTCCTTTCTGGTGTGCGTTGACCACCCGTTACCATGTCTTAACTGTTTGGTGGATCTTGTTAAGGCATGGTGTACCGATGTTCAAACCAGGATGATATAGCCCATCATCATTAACTCTTCCAAACCATAGACCTTATGCTGTCCGCAGCTTTCGCACTCATAGCCCCTTGCGTCCGGTTCGCATCCCTCTTGGGTTTCGCCGCATGAGATGCAAAAACCGGTGTAATCGTCTGACAGTTGGACATACTCGCAATCGTCCATTTTCGGACGGAAGACTTCTTTGCCGCTTTTTGTCTTGGCTTTAACCGCTTCCATGGTTGCTCTCCTCTCTGGAAAGGGTAAGGGGGATGTTGCCACCCCCCTTGAATCCATTGCCGATTGTTAACCTAAGATTTTATTAAGCGTGGCCGTTGCGTTGTGTCCGTTGGTTTTTGTTGGGAAGTCCGCAGGGATGTAAAGCATAACGCCACCCCTTGCGAAATGGCTTTTAATGATCCCTTTAGCTTCCAGCTCCTTGACTGCCGCGATGGCGTGGTCTTTGTCCAGACCGTAATACTCGCGGAATGCCTCATTAAAGCCCGAGAATACGCTGTGGATACCTTTGGACTTTTCCACGTTCCGCAGTTTCAGGATAGCCGTGGTTACAAAGTCCGCCATTGCAAGTTTGCCGTTCCCTTTGCCGTTTTTTGTTGTTGCCATGGTGTGCCCCTTTGTCTGCCGTTTCTGGCCTTGGAGTGATACCTCCTATGCAATCCATTGCATTTGTGGCCTTGTGCCACAACATGCGGACTGATGCCGCATGCTCTGAAAAAGCCACAAAACAACGAGCTTTCGTTCGCTTAACCTGCTGAAAGCGTCAAAATAACAGTGCCCCCGGAGTTTTAGTCTCGGCTCTGGGACTTATGCGGTCTAGGCTGTCCAGCCCCTCGGGGGGACATTATCGTCCGTTACGTGCCTAGTCGCCAGCGTTCTGTCCGTTCCCGCTGGATACCTATCACCATAGGTCGCGGTTGGTGGACTTTCGCTGTGGTGCCGTTCGTTTGGCCGTTGCGCGGATATGCACCGGGGGTTTTTCCCCTGGCCGTTACCGCGTCAGCTTGCCCGGCTATGGGCTCCCCCCGTCGGGGGAGGGAAAGTGGATTTCTCCGCTTTCAATTAAAACATTACTCTTCAAGATGATGAAAAGTCAAGAACTTTTTTATGGCTGTGATTTCGGTGACTTAGCTGTCGGCCGGCATTATTTATTTTTAATAATAACAGAGAGTCTGTTTTATTTTCACAGAGACGCTTGACAAGTATTTGGTAATGAGTATAATCTAGTTAATGTCTTTCATTAAGATTATTAGGGATAGGGTAAGTAGTGAAAATATGCTAGTTATGAGGAGCAAGTAGTATGGTGTCCGAGGTGGAGCAAGAACTAATGAGGGGAGTTATCGAGGCTCTGAAACCGCTAAGCCCCGTCAGACGTAGGATTGCGCTTGGTCTGGCTAAAGGAATGTCCAGAAAAGCTATAGCAGAGCAAGTCGGTTTTGCACTTCCTTACGGCATTTCTACCGTGGTTTCGGCTGGAAACGAGCCTAAAGTCAGGGAAGTAGTGAATAAAATCGAGCAAGCGGCTCTCCATGGACTAACAAAAGACCTGTTATTCCATAAGCACAAACAGCTAATTGATGCCAAGAAAATCATAAATACAGCAACCGGAACGATTGAAGTCCCAGATAACGCTACTCAGGGGAAGATGTTGGAGCTGGCATACAAGGTTTTGGACGTGCTAAAGGACGAAAGTACTATGTTGGTCGAAACTCATGAACAAAGAATGGCAAGGTTGCGCGGATCTGATTGTGATTGATATGTGACTGTGATGATTGTAAGTAGTTAATAATTGTTTTAAGTACTTGGATTCACTGTTCTTTATATTTCGTGGTCACATCATTGTCAAGGAGTTGCCCGGCAAGCGTAGCGCTCACAGTTGCCCCGGCTCCCAGCTCCCAGCTCCCAGCTCCTGGCCCTGCCCTGGTCCCTGGTCCCTGGATGCCACCCCCCCCTACCCCTGCTACAAGAGGGTGGTGCCGTAGCAACTATATCTTATCGTAACAGGAGACTGACGCCGAACCCATTTTTCCGTGATCCAATTTTTTTCTTTCCGTCAAAATTTTTTCTCCCGATTTTTCACAGAAAGGACAACGAATGCTCACTTCCGACGAATGTTTCAAGCGCTACGGCGATCCCTACGCCGCTCTCAACCGGACAGTGTACCACGTACCACCCGAACTCAAGTCCCTACGGCTCCCCTCCTCCATCTACTGCAACATAGATATGGCGATACCGCTTAATACCGCCCTGCACAACATCCTCGACAGAGGACTCTCCCACCAGCTCAAGACTTACGACGGCTGCACCAATATTCGCAAAATGAGACACGGCAACAGCATGTCCCTCCACTCGTGGGGAGTCGCAGTAGATATCAACGCCGCTCTCAACCCGATGGGAGAGCCCTCTGCCCAGCCGCCTGAACTCGTCAGATGCTTTACCGATGCAGGCTTCGACTGGGGAGGGACGTGGCACACCCCAGATCCGATGCACTTCCAACTGAAAGGATAGCCCCATGGAATATTTCGACATCGCTTTCAACAAGAACACGACAGAGATGATGGCCTGCCCCTTCCAGGCAGGCGGATGTACGCCGATGTGTGCCCTGTACATGGTCCGGAGGGACGAAAAGAAGGAGCTGGCCGCATGTGCTTTCACGGTAATCGCGTTCGCAGTGAACAAAATGAGGAACACCAGCGAGGGGTTATGAACACGATACTTCGGAAGATAGCCTGCTTCCTCGGCATCCATGATGGCCGCCCGAGCGGGAAGACCGTCACCTGCGATTGCTGCGGACGAACGTTCGCCCTAGCAGATGTGTACTTCTGGCGTGTCGGCAGGCATGACGAGGGAGAACCCTCTACGTGGCTGGAGAAACTGTAATGGCGCGTAGCGGAGTTATCTACAAGGGATTGACGCTGCTGGTCGATTACGACTACCTGCGTTCGCACAGGGGGACCAGGGAGCATGGACTCCTCCTTGATCCGGACGAGCCGGAGGACATCCAGATCAACGAGATCTATCTGGTTTGCGATTGCCACAACGAGACCGAGATCACCCAGATCATGTCCTCCCGAGACTTCCACGAGATAGAGGTCCGTATCCTGTCCGGACTTAGACAGGACTGGGCGGAGATGAGATATGAGGAAAACCAAGCCCGGAGAGAAGCATTTACATAACCGGACCCACTGTGACAGGGGACACCCCCTGACTCCGGACAACTTACAGTTTGCACGATGCGCGATCTGCAACGAGATCGACATGCAGGCCAAAAAGGAAATGCTGCTCAAGAGGGTACGGAAGAGAAAGCGGACGGGGAAATCCAAAGAACAGCGGATAGCGGAATACGCGGCGCTGAAAGCTGTCAACCCTCGGCTCTGCGATCATCCCGACCTCCATCCGGCGACCAAGGAGAATACGACCAAGAAGAGTTCGACCGGGGGAGGACTGTGCGCTCTCTGCCAAACGGAACGACGCCTCGCCAAGAAACCCATGCCCAGAAGACAGTTTTGCAGGAGAGGTCATGAACGAACGCCAGAAAACACAACGCCATTCGGATTCTGCCGGATCTGTAAGCGGGTCAGCGATGCCAGATACGAAAAGAAACGACCCAAACCCGTCAAGCCCGAGCGAGTTGATGAAGACTTTCTCTACTGGCGCGATCAGGTCCGCGAGTGGGGAGAAAATGGCTTTCGACCGTTTCTTCGACTCACGGGTGATGAAGAGATGCGCCGAATATTTGCAAACGCACCGCCTTTGCCCGGACGGAAGTGTGCGAGATCCGGACAACTGGAAGAAGGGGATACCGGTTGATAGCTATGTGGGCTCCCTTCACCGGCACTACATGGACGTGTGGCTGTGGAATCAGGGCTACCAGGAGGAAATGACGGAGAGCATACATGACTCTCTCTGCGCAATCGTCTTCAATGCCCATGGCTTACTGTTCGAATTATTGAGGAGCGAAGATGTCGAGAGTCAGGACGTATAAGAAGCCGCGAGGGGACGAGATGGTCCCGGCGTTCTATCTGGTTGTGGACGGCCAGATCAGATTCGGTCCATATCTGTCCAGAAACGAAAGTCACCTGAACAGCCTGTTGAGCCTGAAAGGGATTACGACCCTGCCGGTGATCGTCAAGAGGCGTGAACTGTGGAAGGCGAAGCAGCGGATTGATTTGGGCGACGAACAACCTGGGCTTTTGGATGGAGTGCCGTGGTTGCCGATTACCAAGATGGACCCGGAGGGATGGAAAGAGGAGGAGTAAAGGCGAGGGCGAAGTCAACACTGTAAAGGGGGGAAGCTATGAAGTGGTTGAACATGGATGAAAACCCGCAGACAGAGATAGAGTTCAACAGGCAGGAGAGCACGGAAAGCCACGAGCTGATCCCTGTGGAAACGCGGAGGATTGGGGATGAGGGTGTTCAGACGGTGGACGCTCGAAAGCTGCATGAGTTTTTAGGGAGCAAGCAGGATTTCTCGACCTGGATTAAAGATCGTATCGCTCAATACGGTTTCGTGGAAAATCAGGACTTTATAGTTTTCCATAAAATTATGGAAAACTCTGCTGGGGGTCGGCCATCAATTGAATACGCTCTCGCCCTCGACATGGCGAAAGAAATCTCCATGGTTGAGCGGAACGACCAAGGCAAAAAGGCGCGGATATACTTCATCGCCTGCGAGCGGAGAGCGAAGCAAGCCGCTATTGACCCTATGCAGGCCCTTAATGATCCGGTGGCGATGCGTGGTCTGCTTTTGACATACTCGGAGAAGGTCATAACGCTTCAAGCCGAGAATGCAGCGCTTGTTCCGCAAGCGGAAGCTTTGCGGCGGATCTCCCTAGCTGATGGTTCCCTGAATCTTACCGAAACTTCTAAGGCGCTTCAGATAACACGGAAAAAATTGATCAGGGATCTGTCAACGACCCTCCGTTGTATCTACAGGCGACAGGGAAACAAAAATTGGCTGGGGCGCTCCGAAAAAGTAACTCAAGGGTGGGTGGAGCACAAGGTTGGCACATACCAGCTTCCGGATGGAAGCGAGGCGATTAGTGAGCAGGTACGGCTCACCCCAAAAGGTTTGGCAAGATTGGCGTTGTTTTACGGGAGGGAACCAGATCTGGCGTTGATAGGGGATGCATCATGATAACGGCGAAGAATTATGCGGCGCAGGCGGAGGCTTCACTCAGGAAGGCGGTAGAGATGTCTCCTAAACTCCAATTTGATCCAAGAGAAATAAAAAATTTCAATGGTGTTGCGGACTTAATAAGGGATTCGGTGCATTTCGTTGTGCCTGATGGATGCTCTTTGTTAGGGGGTGGCGGTGCCGGGCTCCTGGGCAAGGACTTTAATTTGCCCTACCCTAAAATTACCGTGGAATACTGGTCAGATAGATACCAAGCAAAGTATGTTGCATTAGCTTACCAGAATGAGACTGCTGGTGGAGTTACAGTAACAGGCGCATCATACTGGAAGGATGATTGCAATTTATGGCTACCATGTCCAATCGCGGCATGGATAACAGAGGGCATAACAAAAGTAGGCATGGTGAAAACAGATTCCTATGCAATATTGTTTCCGACTATCAAAAAAATAGTCGAGAAGAAAACTGATGTAGCGGGTATGGCTACGGTGTATATTTCAGCCGTAATAGAACTCTTGGAAGCTCTCTCTTGCCGTAATGTCTCGACAACCAACTACCAGGATGCCTCGACCAAAAACGGCAAACGAATTAGCGAAGGCAAACTCCCTTTCTATGAAACAAAGATGCTGGTTGTGGACACACGGGCGATGGTAAGTAGTAAAGGGGTTTATCTCGGCGGTACACACGCCTCACCCCGTCAGCACTTGAGGCGGGGACATATCAGGAGATTGCCAAAAGACAATATCTGGATACAACCCTGCGTGGTTGGAGACCCGAATAAAGGGACCATCCACAAACAATACGCGGTCATATAGGGGGGGGCACTATGATCCCAGAACACACGATACACTCGCTTAAGATGTACGTCGAACACGGCCAGCCGGTGGGCGGCTTTCTGGAAGCAGTCCTCTGCAACGATCTGCTGGGCGCTTTCGACCGTGCGGACTCCGATCATCAGGCGTGTTTGATGGAGCTGGTACGGCATATCCGCAAGAATATGCCTCTAGGATGTTGGGGAAGTAAAGTTAAGATGGCTGAATGGATGAGCCATAGGGGATTGGAGAGATTGGACACAGATAAAGGAGCACGTTATGCCGTCAGTATCTAAAGCACAAAAACGTACCATGGGCGCAGCAGCGCACAATCCAGCCTTCGCCAAGAAGCTGGGCATCCCGGTCAAGGTGGCCAAGGAGTTCAACAAAGCCGATACTGGCAGCAAGAAGAAGCTGCCCGAGAGGAAAACCAAAAAATGAGATTCGAACCGAATGCAGGCGTCTATACGGCAGGCGATATTATCCCGGATGGCCAGAGGGGCAATGTTATTGGCAAGCCATCTGGTATAGTCAAGGTCCGCAACAGGAAACCCACCAACAAGGAATACGCCCAGCAGCACGGTATCACAACGCGGCAGGCGTCGAAGAAGCGGAGGGGGTACTGAATGCAGGCCCCAGTCGTGGACAGGTCGATAGGCATAGGACATAGCCAGTGGGGGATTGGAGACGACAAGTTCCGGTCGGTACGTCACAGAGCGCAAGAAGAGCGGCAGGAGTTGAAACACAGGAGCAAGAAGGACAAGACAGTACAGGTGCCCAAACATGCCCCCGGTGACAAGGTGGTCATCACGGTTGGCTATAAGGCTAGGGATTATCGGTTGGTTGAGATCGTGGACTTTCATGAAAGCTGGCGAGGAAGGTATGAATATTACGGCATCCTGTTGAAGACTACCAACAAAAAGGAAATCCCGAGGATCGGTAGGCTGTGTACCTTTGCCGGTGGCAGGTTCGGGCTTTCCTCGGGGGTTGAGGCAGGAGTAGAAGAGAAAGATATCAAGTGGCTGGATGAAGAAGGAGAAGATTATGGGACTCGCAAATCCATTGGACAAACTTAACAGCACGTTGGGCGGGAGCAAACCGTCATCACCACCAAGTCCGCCAGTCCAGGCCGCCAAGACTTTTGGGGCGAAGGTTGTGGACAAGGTAAAGTCTGCCGTCGGCGGGAACAAACCGCCACCACCGAAACCGCAACCGGTCAAGGGATACAAGAAGGGCGGCATTGTTACCAGAGGAAAGAAGGGTTGTTGACGGTTGAGCGGCGGCGTGGAAGGACACGCAGGCGGTGAAGTAGAGTAGATCACGCGCTAAACCTGAACGCAGCGTGGCGAAGCCGGGGGTTAGAGTCAGGGTGAGAACCCCCTAGCCGGTATCGAGTCCGGTCCGCTCAACGAAGGGATTGACGGGTGAGTAGTGTCCCTCCCTTAACCGGTGGCCTAGTAATTAGGGAACTGCACATGGCCCAAGTCCTATGGACCCCCATGTGTTCAGAGATACGGGTGTAACAGTGGGTACTTGACAGCCGGGAACAGACCGGCACTATCAGTTATCCGGAATTTCCGGATAACTCACCTTAAGGCGGCGAGGCTACAAGGAGGGGGGATACCTGCAATCAGGAGAAACCCGTGGCTAAAGCCGCCTTAACACAGGAACAGCTCAACGAACTTGAGTTGCATTACGAACGATGCGCCAAGGAATTCCCCTATTACGCCGAACACTGTCTGAAGGTCCAGACTGAAGACAGCCGACTTATCCCCTTCAAACTGAACGAAGTCCAGCTCCTCCTTGAGGAGATCTGGAAAGACATCACCGACTCCGGACGTGTCGTCAGGATGTATGTCTTGAAGGCAAGGCGGGAGGGAATATCCACCTGGGCTACCGGCAAGATCTTCCATCGAACCTCTGTCTGGCCGAACAAGAACGCTGTCCTCGTTACACACGAACCCGCCGCGACGGAATTTCTCTTTGAGATGCAAAAGCGGTATTACCAGCACCTTCCCAGCGAATTCAAACCTGTCACCAAAAAGAACAACGCCAAGATGATTCAGTTCAACAACGAGGAGGGGACCGGTCTGGATTCCGCCATCCGCGTCGGCACTGCTGGCGTCAAGGACTTCGGTTCCGGACAGGGTATCCACTTCCTCCACCTGTCCGAGTTCGCTAAATTCCCCATGGAAAACCAGAAGGATCTCTTCATCTCCCTGGCCCAGCCGGTGCCGAGGGAGAAGAACACCGCCGTTATCATCGAGAGCACGGCCAAGGGTTTGGGCGGGGAGTTCTACAACGGTTTTTACAACTCCCGCTATGTGTATGAGATCTATCTGGACGAGCACCACGAGGCTAAGTGGCGCGTGAAGATCAATGAAAACGCTGACGAGAACAACGAATATTCGGCGGTCTTCATCCCTTGGTTTGTATTCAAGCGGTACAAAATGACCCCTCCGGATGGATTTAAGCGGACGGAAGAGGAGGAAAAGCTGGTCCTGACGTACAATCTGGAAGACGATCAGCTCTACTGGTATCGCTGGGTGCTGGCGAACAAGTGCAATGGCGACAAAAACAAGCGGGACCAGGAGTATCCGCCGAACGCCAAAGCCGCTTTTATCGGATCTGGAACCCCCGCGTTCGACATCGGGCGGGTTATGTTTCTCAAGGACCGTTGCGTTAAGCCATTGGCGCGGTATGACTGCCTGTTGGAGATCGGCCAGTTCACCGCTAATGCGGACGGACCGTTCAAGGTGTGGGAAGAACCGGTTGCAGGCCGACCATACGTCATTTCCGCCGACGTGGCGGAGGGTTTGTCCCATGGGGACTTCGATAGCATCGACGTTATCGACCATACAACCAATGTTCAGGTGGCTCACTTCCACGGGAAGATGTCCCCATCGCAGTTTGCCACCCTGCTCTTCCACGTCGGCATGAGATACAACAACGGCTGGATTGTTCCGGAAAAGAACAACCATGGACAAACGGTGATCGAGCGGTTGATCGAGATGGAATATCCCTACATTTATGTTGAAACCGTTCCCGACTTCCCGAATAAACCGAGGAAGCGTTTCGGATGGGTAACAAGTAAGAAAAGCCGGGACTTAATCTTGGATAATCTGGTGGAAATGGTTTCCCAAGAAGGTTGCGGAGTCAGATGCTCTGAAACATTCGACGAAATGCTTAACTTCAAGGTCCAGCAAGATGGAAAGCGTGGAGCTGACCCCGGAACTTTTGACGACAGGGTTATCAGTATTGCTATTGGATTTTACGTGGCAAAGAATTTGCCTTATGCGGTATCAGCAGGGTTTAACACTAGGGTAAACAAAACCGGATTGTTTGGTAGAAAGAAACCATCTTCTGCGGGGTGGACATGAGATTGCATCCATTGACAAAAGATGATAAAAAAATACTTGCTAAAACCTTGGAAAGCATTAAACTGTTACCAATTAGGGAAGGTAAACTGACAATCTACATCACTCCCGAAAGAACAATTGGTGCAATAGAATTCACAACTCAATATAGATAGCTGGTTCCCTTTTACCGTCCCTACTCGCCGGGGGACGTACTAGAAAGCCCAGTCGTTAACAGAGGTTCCCCCCTGCTGTTAAGACTGGGCTTTCACCATTTTGGAGCAACGATGGCCGGATTAGATCCAAATGGTGTCGTAAAATGGTTATCCAATGATCAACTGGATAAGATGCATGACGACCAGATACTCGCCGCACGTCCCGCAACTCAACCTTTAATCAGCCTCGCTTCCCATATTCAGGACTTTTTTCAGTCAGCCAAAACCGCAAAACTCCAGATCGAGCAGGAAATGATCTCCACCTTGCGCCAGATCAAGGGTGAATACGAGCCTGATAAGTTGAGCGCTATCCAGGAAATGGGCGGATCAGACGATTTCATCCGCTTGACGATGCATAAAGTCCGGGATTGTGAGGCGCAGATCACCGACGTGCTTAACCCGTGGGGTGATCGCACTTGGGATATCGAGCCGGAGCCTATTGCCGACATCCCTCCCGATGTTTTGGCGATCATACAGCAGCAGGTCAGGCAGGCGGCAGTCCAGCAGGTTGTTGCTCAAGCCCAACAATCCGGACTCCCGCCGAGTACCGAGATGCTGACCTCCGTAATGCAGGGTATGGAGGAAGAAATCAAGAAGTCGGTGCTCCTCCGGGCTCAACAACTGGCCGAGGAGCGGTCCACCAACATGGAGCAACTGATCCTCAAACAACTCGACCAGGGCGGATGGCATCAGGCGTTCAAGGCATGTATCTGCGATCTGTCCAGGATGAAGATTTGCGTCATGAAAGGCCCGATTTTCCGCATGGCAAAGACGTTGAAGTACGTTCCGCACCAAACAACCGGGAAATTTGAGGCGCAAGTGGTAGAGGAGGTACGCCTTGAGTTCGAAAGAGTTTCGCCGTTTGACTGGTATCCAGCAGCAAATAGTATTGGCGTGGACGACGGTGATGCAGTCGAGGTTGAACACCTCACGAGGAGCGATTTTAGCAAGCTTTTGGGCGTTCCTGGCTACAAAGATGACGAAATTAGGGCTGCTCTTAACGAATATTCGCAAGGTTATCATGAGACAACACCCATAGATCAGGAGCGTTTTCAGCTCGAAAAAGACAATAATACCGGCTTTTTCGACAAAAAAACCGACAAAATAGACCTTTTGAACTACTGGGGACAGGTTCAGGGCAAAATGCTGCTGGAATGGGGTATGACCCCTGAAGAGGTGCCCGACCCGGATCTGGATTACCAGATCAATGGCAAAATGGTTGGCAGGCACGTCATAAAAGCAGTGTTAAACCCCGACCCGCTGGGCAGAAAACCCTATGGGGTGACCTCTTTCAGCAAATCCAACGATTCTCAGTTCGGTGAATGCCCTGCCGAGTTCATGGAAGACATCCAATCTATCTGTAACGCCACTGTCCGCGCCCTAGTCAACAACGTAGCGACCTCTTCCGGACCCTTGACAGAGATCGACATCGAGCGTCTGGCAGCAGGCGAGACTCCTGACATCTGGCCGCACAAAGTAATCCAGACAACCAACAAAAGAATGCAGGAGGGACCGGCTGTCCGGTTCTATCAGGCGAACCTTTTGGCCAAGGATCTCCTCCTGGTCTACGAAAAGTTCAAACGGGAGGCGGACGATCTGGTTGTCCCCGCTTACGGGCATGGTGACGCCAATGTCCAAGGCGCTGGCAACACTTCATCCGGACTGGCGATGCTTATGTCAGCCGCAAGCAGGAATATCAAGCTGGCGGTTGCGAACGTTGACCAGGATATAACGATCCCGGTGATTGAGCGGCTGTTTACGCACAACATGCGCTTTGTTGACGATGATTCGATCAAGGGATCTCTGACTGTCAAGCCCCGTGGTTCCAGCACTTTGGTTGTCAAGGATCAGCTTGCCATGCGGCGTAAGGAATTCTTGGCAGAGACGATGAACCCGATAGATCAGCAGATCATGGGGATCAAAGGCCGGGCTTACATTTTGGGCGAAAACATAAAATCGCTTGAGATGGACCCCGCCCGTGCGCTGCCGAATCTGGCCGAGATCGAGAAGATGCCACCTGAATCCATGCTGCCCCCGCCTGGACCTCCCCAGCAAGGCGAGGCCCCAACAGCAACGGATGCGGCGGGTAACCCCGCTGGTGGCGGGGAAAGCAATCTGTTTCAACAGGAGCGACGTTGATAAACAGCGAATATGAAATGTTTTTAAGGGCTGTTATTAACCTGGAAACCTCACCTGATTTTCAAATTGTGATCAAGTGGGTCCGTCAGGGGTATAACGACCAGCTTCATACCAACACCATGCTCCAAGATGAGGTCAGGCTAAGGTGGGGACAGGGAATGGCGCAAGCCCTAGAGACATTTCTGAACAGTATTGATAACGCCAGAAAGGAGTACAACGCCGTAAAGCGTTAATTTTTTTACCTTTTAACACAGACACTCTGTGGATAAGTAACGGGATACTCTGTGGAGACCCGACCAAAACATGGCGACCGTAAAGCCGAGCCGGGAGGCATCAATGAGTTTGAACAGAATGACAACAGCAGCAGCGGAAGCGGATGAGTTTTTGGATGGATTAATGGCTCCGCCCCCTCCAGAAGGGACACCTGATACAGGAGTAGTCCCGGAGGGAAGTGCCCCCCCTGAAGACCAGCAGGCACCAGCACCGGATATCGACATCCTTAAAGCTGAAAGCGACAGATTGAAAGCACAGCTTGCGGACGAGAACAATCCTACTTGGAAAGCCAAATATGCAACTTTGCAGGGCATGTTCAACCAGCTCAACCGAGAAATGAAGGAGTTGAAAGAGGAGTTAAGACAGGCACCAGCTAACAATGAACCCGCAGTAACTCCCGAACCGTTAATGACCTCCGATACCTACAAATTGTTGGTTGATGATGTAGGCAAGGAAGTAGCCGATGTCGTGAAATCGTTGATTGAGCGACAGGCAGGTTCGGAAGGCAAGTTGCAGGAACATTTGAAGCCTTATGCAGAGCGGATCGCAAAAGTAGAACAAGCCCAGGCTCAAACCGCTGGGGAACAGTTCTTCAATACGATCACCATGGGGTGCCCTGACTGGAAACAGATCAATGGATGGGCTGCTGAAAACATCCCGCAGAACCCAGCCTTCACCGCCTTCATTGAGCAGGCAATACCGGGGACCGACTACACCTATGACGACCTGATTCAGCAGTATCAGCAAACAGGAAACGCCAGAAAGATAGTTGAGATCTTCAACCTGTTCAAAGCTTCTCTACCTAAACCCGCTGCTCCGGCTCCCGCCCAAAAGCCAGCCGACATCAATCAGTACATCGACCCGAATAAGACGGGTAAGGGAAGTTCCTTACCCGACTCAACCCAACCAAAGACCTACTCTCAGGCTGAAGTAAACCGCTTTTATGATGCAGTAGTCAAGGGAACCTTCAAAGGAACTCTTGAGGAAAAAACCGCCATGGATGCGGAATACAATAAAGCCATTATTGAGGGCAGGGTTACATAAGGAGAGTTACCATGTCCGTCGCCACTGTTCCGGGATATCCCGATTATACCCAAGCAGGGACCAATAAGAACATCCCTTGGGCGTTCAGTAAAAAGACTATCCTGAAGTTTTATGACTCCAGTATCGTCCCCAACATCACCAATACTGACTATGAAGGTGATGTTACAGGTCAGGGAGACAAAGTAATAATCAACACAATCCCTGATATTTCCGTCACCAAGTACACCAAAGGCTCAACAACCAATTGGCAACTAGCCGAATCTCCGGCTGTTGAACTGGTTGTCAATCGCGCCATTCAGTTTGCATTCAAAATGGACAAGATTGATATCAAACAGTTCCTCCTCAAGAACTACATGGATATTTGTGCTCAGGATGCCGCCGAACAGCAGAAGATTTACATCGACACCGAATTCCTCGGTTCGGTCTATGCCGACGCTGCCGCTGCCAATAAGGGATCAACCGCAGGTCGGAAGACCTCTTCCTACAACCTCGGCACCACAACTACTCCCGTGGCGATCACCAAGACCAACATCATCGACCTGATCATCAATCTCGGTGGTGTTGCCGACGAACAGAACTGGCCGGAAAGCGACCGCTACATCGTGCTTCCGACCTGGGCTTCCGTCCTCCTCAAGCAGTCTGACCTTAAGGATGCCAGCATGACCGGCGACGGGAAATCAACTCTCCGTACCGGACGCCTTGGCATGCTCGACCGTTGGACTCTCTACGGCACCAACCTCTACACCGCAGTCAGTGATACCGGTCATAGCGCATACAACGTGCTGTTCGGCCATAAGTCGGGGATCTGCTTTGTCAGCCAGCTCGTCGAAACCGAGTACTTCGAAAAGCTGGAAACAACCTTCGGTAAGGGCATGAAAGGTCTCCAGGTTTATGACTGGAAAACCATCAAGCCTGAATCCTTGGGCGTCCTGTACTGCTACAAGTCCTAAACCATAACAGGGGTCTACCGGAATCCCGACAGACCCCCCTTACCCAGGAGGCTGAAAATGGCAACAATTGACAAGACCGGATGCGGACCTACCTACGGAAAGATCCCGTATGCCGGGCTCAATAAAACGTATGTAATTTCCAATACTGTCGATCTGACTGCTCAAGCAATGTCAACCGACACCTACCAATGCCTTGCGATTCCGGCTGGCACCGTGGTTTCGCAAGTGCGAGTCCACATGCTGACCGCCGCTGTAGGCACTACTCTTACGGCAACGGTTGGCGATGGTAGCGCAACGACTGGTTGGGATGCTTCAGAAGATCATAAAGGCGCGGCTGGTACCATCTATACCTCGCTTGTCGGGACTGATACCTACGCAGTCGGAGAAACCATGGGCACTTATTACGCCACGGCGGATTCTATTGATGTTGCGTATACGGTTGCTACGGCAATTACGGCAGGCCCGAAGTTCAGGATCTCTGCCGTCTGTATTGACTGCAATTAATCTAGGGAGGGAGGGTGTTATCGCCCTCCCTCAAGTCTATTCCGCATAAGGAGCGGAGAGGAGTTCAACATGGCAAGGAAACAATGGTTTTCCGTAGGCGAACTGACAATGGAAGGCGCTAGCAATGGCGCTGTTACAGTTCTTTCAAAGGATGCAAGCGGGAATATCCTTCAATGTTCCGGCACTTCCGCACCGTCTGCTGCGGCTGGGTATGCGAAGGGATGTATTTTTATCAAGACCGATGCCAGCGCGAGTGGGCTGTATGAGAACACCGGGTCCACGACTTCCTGCACATTCAGTCTGCTTGGGACCGTAACTGCCGGGGAAATAACCTTAGCCGAGGGGAGCGTTTTGGTTGGCAACAGCTCTGGTGTTGCTGCGGCTTTGAGCGCGAAAACCGATGGCCAGATCTTGGTCGGCAATGGCACGACCATAACGTCAGTCGCGGTTTCCGGCGATGTCACTATGTCTAACGCTGGTGCCGTGACTATAGGCGCGAAAAAGGTTGTGAATACCATGATCGCCGCCGCTGCCGGGACAGTTCTCGGGGGCACGACAACCTCTGGTGATGTCACCGCTATCGACAATAGCACGTCAGGATCAATTGTTATCGGTCAGGGCGCGGCGACTACGTGTGCGGCTCACGTTTTGAGTGGTGATGCAACGATGACAAACGCCGGGGTTGTTACTCTGGCTTATCCGAAGGTCGCCGCCATTACTTCCCAAGCGCTGCTGTTCTCGGCTTTCACTGACAATACGAACGCCACTGGCTATATCGACATCACGACCCAGATCCCGGCTCATTCCATCGTTCTTGGTTGGAAAGCCGTGGTAACGACCGGTTTCTCCGGAGATACGACTGCAACCATTGAAGTTGGGATCTCGGGAGGAGTGGCGAATTTTTCGGCCAATACAGCCAACTCTGTTTTGACGAGTTCCACTGAAGTGGGTAGCGCTTCAGCGGTAGCAACCAGCTATTGTGCGGCGGCTACGACTGCTCGGGTTACCGTAACGGGCGGCGCGGACTTCACGTCGATCTCCGCTGGTTCAATGGTTGTGACGCTTTATATCGTGAGAACCGCTTGATTATAGGAAGGGAGGGGAAAGCTCCCCTCCCTTGCCTTGGGGGAACCAATGACTAGGATTAAAAATATATTGGCATTTGACGGTACTGTTACCACTTTGACTCAAAAGGTACAGGAGAACGGTTTTTGCCACATGTTGATCGTTCTGGTAGCTGACTTTACCAATAGCGTTACCGCTACGGTCAGCATCCTTGATGTTGACGGTTATGTTGTGTGGTCAAGTAGTGCTCTCACGAAAAATACTACTAACCGGATTGACTCTCTCACTACACCGGCATTTGGTCTTGTTCCCTTTGATTATGATTATCAGATCAAAGTTGTTCTATCTGGCGCGGCTGGCGGAACAGGCGGCAACGTGACGGTTGTGGGCTATATCGAACCTGAATAGGGGGACAAGTAATGACTCATCCCGAATTTCTGAAGCTTCCGAATGCGCCCGTATGGGATTACCACATCTGGACTCCATTGCTTGCGGAGAGGGGGGATATGGTCCCGTTTTATCCCCTGAAAACCGTTGAGCCCGAGATACCGGTTGAAAATCTCCAAGGAGAAGCGACGGCATCATTACGGATAGTGGAGCACCTTAACGGATGGTACGGGATTGTTGACCAGAATGACAAACCAATCGGCCCCCGGATTCGGGGGCTGGAAAACACAAAGCAGCAATTGGACATTTTCCTGAAGAAGTTGAAGTCAAAGGTGAAGTGATATGCTCGTCCAGGACTTGTTAAGATCTGTCAGGCATCGACTGCGGGACGAACTTGGAACGTCTGAACAGCGTTTGTGGGAAGACGCCGAATTGATCGACGACTACGCTAACGCCGCCAGGAACAAACTTTTTATCCTGTGCCGCAGGCTTGTTGTGGACTCCACCTCCCATCTCGACGCGGCCAATTTACCTCTTTGCCAGTTAACGGTTGTTGCAAACACCGCTTCTTACGCTCTTAGTCCGAAGATTTTGGAAATCGTCAGGGTTAAGCTTGCCTCACAATCGGTGCCTCTTTCAAGGGTCTATGCAGACGAACTTGACACCTATTGCTACGACTGGGAAGGAGCCGACGCCGGGCCACCATGGGCATATTGCCCCGATCTGGACACAGACAAGATCCGGCTGATTCCGACCCCGGACACGAACGACACCGCCTCTCTCACGGTTTATCGACTTCCCTTGTCTCAACTTACCTGTACCGCTAAATCGGAAGCCTTGGGAATCCGGGAAGAGTACGGAGAGGATCTGATCCCTTGGATACTTCACCTTGCTTTTCTCAAGAAAGACGCCGAAACCGACCGCCCCGATCTTGCGGACTACTACGCCAAAAAGTTTTTGGCGCGTATCGACGAGATCAAAATCGAAACACACCGCAGGTTGTCAGGGATTCATACCAATAGACCGCGTGGAGCTTTCCTATGAGAGCAAGACAGTCATTAGGCGTTGATGCGGCTGCTGGATTGAGATCGAAACAGATCACCATTGATTTGTTTCCCGGCATGGACAACGTATCTCGCCAGTCTCCCTACAAAGCAATCCTCAATATGGATGTGACCGACGACCAGAAGCTTGTTAAGCGCCCCGGTTTCGATCAATGGCTTGCTCTGCCGGGGGCGCATTCTGTTTTCACTGACGGCCTTGATTTGTTTTGCATAGCAACAGGGACCGCATCCTTGGAAAGCCTGTGGAAGATAACCGTGGATAAGGCATTGACTGAAATCGGTCCTATCAGGGGCGGGGGGTATCCGGTTTCCAGTGTTGTCTTGCCTGGGCGTATCTATCTGTCCTCGCGGATCTGGAATGGCGTCTACGACTATACCGTGTTGCGTCCATGGGGAGCCATGTATAGCGACGATCCGTCAGATCTTAGCGATTACTACACCTCTGAAATGATGCTGACCCTTAACGCCATCCCGGCCCCCTGCATGGAGAATCTGTGCCGATGCGGGAGCCGGATATGGGGAACCGTGGGAAACCGGGTTTACTATAACGACCCTCCCCTAGCCTATGAATTGTATAGGCCGGAAAGCTTCCTCGAATTCTCGGAATCATTGACGATGATCGCCCAGACCCCGGAAGGGATGTATTTCGCTTCCGCTTCCAGAACGTGGTTTGGTATCGGTTTTGACCCTACGGATATGCCGTTTACCGAGATAGGAAACGGGGCATTATCCGGGAGTTTGCAGTATGCCACCACGTTCAGGGGGTTGAGTGACGTACCGATCTGGACTGCTCGGGACGGCATTTATGCTGGGGTGGGTGGACGGCTTGTCCCCCTGACCAAGGAGCGGATCAGGTTCGACGCCTCTGGACCGGCAAGCTCGTTATATCGCATGAAAGATGGGGCACCTCAATACCTGTCAAGGTTTGGTTTGCCGGGTGAGGTGGGGTTTGGTGATAGCGCAACCTGTGAAATCATCCGTAATGGGGTGATCACTTAAAAAGGAGAGAGACATGGGGAAGGTTAATATTTACAGTCTGGACGATCTCAAGTTAGCAACTCAAGAGAGAGATGCCAGAATACAAGTTACAGGCGAAGTATTTTTGGACCACAAACGAGATGGTCATTATCTTTGTTTTGAGCAATATCAGGGTAAGAACATCATCCCTACCGAGGGACTGAACTCAATCCTTGATACGTCAATAGGCGGAGCAGCGCAGATTACTACTTGGTATGTTGGGATTTTCAAGACCAATTACACTCCGATAAACACCAATACAGCCGCAAACTCATTGGGCGTGGCCGGTTATTACGGGGAATGCCAGGATGCCGACTATACCCCGGCTACCAATCGCCCAACATATACCATCGTAGGGGCGTCAGGCGGGGTTATTACCAATTCCGCTTCTAAGGCCGAGTTCGACATTGTTGCCGGGATTACTGTGTATGGCGCGTTTGTTGCGTCCTCCCAAGCAAAGACCGCTACCACGGGCAAACTTCTGGCAGGGAAAAAGTTTGATAGCTCTCGGGCAGTACTTAATGGTGACATTCTTTATGTGACGTACCAGATTACTGCTACTTCGACATAAAATGGCTCAAAAACCGAACTACATACCAGATTTCTGGGTGCCGACACAAAGGCTTATGCAGGGCGATCCTGTTGGCAGGTCTTTTCAGGACTTGGCAAATCGGCGCTGGACTATGGCGGGGATGGACTACCCATCCCCGATGCCGATACCGGGGACTTCTTCCGGAGGTTATTCAGTTCCTGGGGTAGACGGTGATGTTGTCTGGAATGCTCTCGCCATTCCGGCAAACGTTTATCCTGCTTTCCAGATTTACGACTTGGGGAGGATATACACCTTTAGTTGGTCATATTATGGACGCTCTGGCGGCGAAGTCTCTTTGGTTGAGGGTGAGACATCCGGTCACCTTGGCGTGATTGTCGATACCTTCCAGCTAAAGGATCTGTTTTGCGCCCAGACGTATGATGAATTAACGGAAATGGGGGCGTGGAACTGGGATTACGTTACCACTCTTAACGAGACAGCCAGTTATGGTCCTTTGTTTGGTTATAACCCTCTTATCATCACCCGTCAGCATTGGTCATGTGTTTTTGTTTATGGACCCGCAGGAACAATAATCGCGTGGGCCGGGATGACTTGGACAAGTTTCTGGCCCTTGGATGTTTATGAAACAATCGCTGATGATCTTGACGTAACGGTGCTCTTGTCGGGACTGGAGCATGCGGACGGGAGACTGCACGGCTACCTTTCGCAGGCTGGTTTCTCAGGGGAGCTTGGCTATATCACGGAAACCCGTCGTGAATATGATACCACCCTCGGAACCAGTACAAGAGTACATGAAAGATATTTTACACAGAACCTCTTGGTACGGGAGAACGACGGGCTTATCTCTGCCGTGTATTCGACGCCTTATTGGGAGGCAGGTGGGGATACGTCTTCGGTGCCGATAATGCATATCGAAGAAATTCCTGCTGAAAACTTCAGGAACACTGTATTTGCGATGGATGAAATTCTGGAGCCGGGGACGAGTACTGTTCTCATGGTTGATGTCCCCTATCATACGGATGGAGGATCAACTGGCCGATATATTGTTGGTGAATTGGAAGAGTATTTCGATTCCGTGGTGGCAGCGAACGATTATCCTGGAGATAGTCCAGACCCGGCCAAAAGCTATGAAGAAGTTGTGCTATATGTTTTAATGAATGGGTATCAAATGTATACTTACTATACTTCTCCTATCCAGTTACCTACGGAAACTCATTTTTCATATACCGCTCACATAGGTAGCCAATCGTGGGAACTGGATTGGCCGGAAAACATGCAACTATGGAGCTATAATATATTGATGTATGATCATGGCAAGTACATTACTTTTTCATGGCTAATCCATACCAATGATTTTGCAGGAGAAGGATACCAAGGAGCATGCTTGTTTGTCAGAAGTACCGATCCGGTAACCAAGCAAAAGACATACAGTATGGTAATGAGATATCATGATGTAACCGACGAAGCAGCAAAGTTTACGGTAAAAGAGGATGGCTCCATGGCTACTTACCAATATTTTGCTTATTATGTTCCGGACTTAAAGATGGTTGCAAACCCAGTTCGTCCTTAAGGGGGAAGATATGTTCACAGAAGACGAAGCAAGAACCAAGAATTGTTTGGTGTTCGCAGGGCCTGGCCCAAGACTGATTGCCTGTTGCGCCAGTCAATGCGCTTCTTACTGGAGATGGGCTGATGCGGAACATACTGTTGGCTACTGTTCGGCTGGAGTTAAACCTGAATTTTAGAGGCAGGCATGAGTGACTACAATGAAACCATAGCCGAAACCACCAATATTACCGAAGCGGACGTAAGTGGCGTTGGCATGAGGATTCAGGACACGTTTGCCTGTACCACGATAGACCAGAATGCTTGGGCTAATACCGCGACGAATTCGGATTCGTTCAATCTCACTTCGCCATCATTGGTTTTTGGCTGGGGAAGACAGATCAGCGATTCTTTCGCTGCGGTTATGACGGTGATTGGTATTCGTGCCATTCTTGCCTACGACAATCTTTCCCTGGAAGATGTTTTGACCCCCAAATACAGGGGGACTCAAATCGCGCAAGACGCAGTGATGATTTACGATCACGCTGATTTGGCCAAGGTGCTCCGCTTGACTTTGGCCGAAGCACTGGCCCTGGCCGAAAGCTTTGACAGCCGGATGATGTTGGTTATCCAAGAGTATTTGAATACGTTGGATACCGTGATTATCAATCGAAAAGGCACTGACAGGATATTGGACGCATGCAGCATTACCGGTACTGCCGTGAAGGGTTTTGGGAAAACACTGGCAGAGGTTTTGTCCGGGTCTGACAGTGGGCTTGCTCTGTTTGTCCTCGGTTGCGCGATCCATGAGATCGTGGGCACGACAGAAACAGTCGGGCAATCCCTTACCAGAAATGCCGTGGTAATCAGCGCCTTGAGTGCTGTTGACGCGGGTATCAGCACGGCTTCTTTCAGCAACAGTCTGCTGGATGAGATTGATATTGATTTCAGGTTGGTTCTGGACGGACAGATCTATCAATGTTGGGTGTTAAACACGGAATCTTTGGCCCCCTCGATATACACAAACTTCAATTTTAACTCTTTTGTGGAGTTGGACAGCACTGTTTATGCTGCCGATAGTGGTGGAATTTATACTTTGGTGGAGGGCACAGATGATGACTCTGAAGAGATCCAGACAGGCGTAAAGATCAATCTCTACAACATGGGGTTTCATTATAAAAAACGTCTGTATAGGGGGTATTTCGGAGTAGTTGGCGAAACTCCTGCGGTAAAGATGATAACGGAATTAGGTGAAGTCCAGTACTACATCTTTGACGGAAGAATCAAGGTTGTTAAAGGTCATGAAGGACGTGAATGGACGTTTAACCTTACTCAAGTGGATGCTGTTGATTTTGTCGAGTTGACAGCACTGGTGATGTTGAGATGAACATACCTTTACCTATACCTCCTGTATTAACAACTCCGGTTCTTGGCGAACTGCCGACTTTTGACACGATCTTGCCAGAACCGTTGGTGCTCCCTACCTTCACCGGGATTCTCCCCCTGGAGCCGGAGAGCACGGTAATGGGGACAATTCCCTTTGTTTATCAAGCCTATGCATCCATTCTTCAATCCGATCTTGATAGCAAAATAGTTGATCTGACTTCTTATGTGATCCCGAATAGCTCCTTGATTGCGAACTGGCTTTTGGCAAAAGATCAGGTTCTGCGGAAATACGACCAAGCGAGGAGACAGTTACTTCAGGACGCTGGCAAGAAAAATTATGTGCAGATGCCTGGGCACATCATGTCGGCAATGAAAGACCTGACCATGGAGGAGCGACGGACCCTCTCCGAGGAAGCATTAAAGCTTACCGAGAATGGAGTTATCTTCTCCCTCGATGCCATAGAAAAGGCTTTAAAACTGGGGTTGGATGACAATGCTATCCAGTTTGATTCCCATCACAGGCTACAATCAGCTACTTTCGAAGCCGCGTCAACCGTCATAGAGGCGGGTTTGCAAGGTGCAGCTCTGAAAATAGAAGCTTACAACAAGAGTTTGTCCGCTGTTGAACAGCAGATCAGGCAGGTTGTAGCCGAGAATGAGGCAAAGATTAAGGAGCTTGAAGCCTATATATCACAACTACAGATACCTGAACTGCAAATTGAGATCGAAATCCTTATGCTTGAAGTGTATAGCGCAGCGATCCAATTTGAGGTTGATAAGGCGAAGCTGGCGTTACTCTCTTACGAAGTCTATATAATCCAGTTGGAAATAGAGAAGCTGGAAGCTCAAACAGAGGTGTCCCGCGCCGAACTTACTTTGTCTCTGACTAATGCGGTAACAGCGCAGTACGAAGTCCAGAAGGCAAAAGCTGAAATCAACCTTGCTGAACTCGAAAAATATAAAATTGCGGTTGAAGTTGCGAAGAGTAATTTGGAAGAGAATGCTGTTTTGGTGCAAAAAGCAAAATCGGAATTAAGCTCTGCTATCGAACTGGCTGACGCGGAATATGAGGGACAAAGGAATATCGTTACGCTGGCAAGGGAGAATCTGGCGGCTGCAATAGATGAGGCCAGAATTGCGATTGCAAGGGCTGAAACAGCCGTATCCGGAGTGATTGCCAACACGGCCATAGCAAATGCACTGCAAAAAATCTACAACGATGCCTTCGAGAGGGAGGAGAGACGAAAGGCTGAAGTAGACGTTGCCCAGAACTCCAAGGAAGAAACAGAGGCGGCTCTTACTGACGCCGAAAGTTTGTATCGGACGCAAATGTCTTTAGTAGCCATGGAGAGAAAAGCGCTAATGATCGAAGCGGCTGTGAACGCGGCGAATGCCCTAGTTAGATCTGATTTTTATAAGGTGGATGGTGGTCAGAAAGCGCCACCTTAAGGGAAAATGTTATGCCGGTAAATTTTCAAATGCCAACAATCCCGAATGTCACTCTTGGGTCGGTAGTATGGCCGAGCGTGAGCTATTCTGTCCCTCCGTTACCCGTATTCAATTATCCGGGGCTCGGGGATGTGGACACCGGCACTCCTCCTGAATTTACCGAACTGACTTTACCTCCACCCGAGTATACCTACCCTACCGCCACTCCACCGGACAAGGCAGTCATCCATATTCCGACACCTCCCAGTATTACGTTTTCGCAGTTCACCATGACCGTTCCCGAAATGTCCGTTGTCATACCTGATGCTTCGGTGAACTGGGCTTATACCGCCTATCTCAACCTTATCCTGGACACCATCGCTCTCCAGGTTGCCACCTTGGATAATGCCACGGATTCTGTGTGGGCAAACTTCGAGAGGATCAACAACGCTACATGGGATGGCACTTATAACGCCATTGAGGTTTTTGGTTATACCGATGTCCTGTCTTCGTACCGGAACAAAGAGTTGGCATACAACAAATCGCTCTATGCAGGGGCACGAGATTCTTTAAAAGAAGCAATCCGAGTCAGGAATCTGGAGACTTACCTTTCTATCGTTTTGGAGATTGAAAAGCAAAAGAGAACCCAGTATTCCATGCAGAAGGACTTGGAGCTGGTTTTTGCAAAGGATGCGATTAAAAAGTCCATAGAGCACTACAACCTTCTCTTGAAACAGTATGAGGCATACATCAATGCCTATCGTGTTATGTCTGATTTGTATGTGGCGGAAGTCGATTTGGCTGGAAAACGTATTCAGATGATAGAAGCGTTGATAGCTGCTGAAAAGGTTAAAGCGAAACTAGCTAGGTCGATACTTGCTCGGTATATGGCAGAAGTGAAGGCGAATGAAGATCTGATCAGTCTTTATAATGCCCAAATGCAGCTTGCAAAAAAAGAAGCGGAAGCAATAGCTCTTAACATAGATACATTTAGGGTCTCTGTTGAAGCATTTATCCTTGGTGTTAAAAATATTGTTGAGCTAGCTCACCAGCAAGTACTTAGCGCCCAGACGGCTACTATTATGGCAAAGACCGAGGAAGCGCAATTGTATGCCGCAGATGTCCGGATCAAGGCAGCATCTTTGCAGGTAGAGCTTGACGCATTGAAAAATAAATACAGCACCGAGTTAAAGATTGTTGCCTCTCATAATACCATGATGCAGTCCTACCCGCCTGCCCTGGAAATGCAGGCTGAATCCCAAGGAGCGCTTATTGACGCCCAGGTGACCAATATAGAGGAACGGGAACGGGCAAGGCTGGCTGAAGTTCAGGCGGAACTCGCTATCTCCAATGCAAAACCGGCACAAGCCGTAGCAGATTATATTGCGGCCATTCTAGCTGGTGAATATCGGGATATTGAGCAATCCCGGCGCGTTTTACATGGGATAGTGATGGAACAGATTAGGTATCAAGAGATGGAGAGGACGTTGGACCAAGCAAGGGTGGATATGGCTGATGAACTCAAGAACGCCAAACTTACCAACGTATTTACCGAGTATAACAGCTAACGTGAGGAGAAACGATGATGGCCCCCATGACTTCCGATTGGCAATCATTTATACAAGAGGCGATGCATGAGTACAGCAGCGGGGTAAAGCTGCCCTCATCGAACCCTATGACCAATACGTTCAGGGCCAATCCGGGTATATCTTCGACTACGACACCGCAATTCAAAAGTGAAGATACCACGGACTCCTATCCGGGCTACCAGGATGGCGGCGAAGTTGTCCCCGGCCAAGGAGTGGGCGACAAGATCCCGATCATGGCAGAGCCGGGAGAGATCGTAATCCCGAATGAAGTTGTGAACGTGTTCGGTTCTGATTACTTCTTGGGGGTGATTGATGCCGGGAAGGCTATTGCACGGCGGAACGGAGGACTAGCTGATCGTTCACAGGAGCGGCCTACTACTGGACCGGGAAAGGGGTTGACAACAGGCGTTAGCCCTCAAGGCTATGCGGGTGGTGGAGAAGTCCAATTCGACCTCGACTGGAAACAGAAGCAGATGGATGCCATACGGGGGATTGGGTTGAACCCCACTGCTATAGAGCAGTCTGCTCGTCCGGTTACCCAAGAGCAGTCTCACTATAACCCTAATTGGGTACAGGAAACGAAGCAGGATTATGCCAGAGGGATACAGAAATTTAATAAGTTTCTTGATTTCATTACTGATACCCCTACTTCTTCGTCGGCTCCTGTCATGAACCCGGCTCCCGCTGCTCCCGCTCCTGCTCCTGGTGTCAGTCCTGTTCAGCCAACACCGTCTGGGGTACAGGCTGGCTCTTCCACCCCCGCTCCCCGTCGAACCACGGGAGGGGTCCAAGGTAAAGCGTCACGGAAGAAATCGAACCGAAGAAGTTATTCTGCCGGTGTGTCTGGCGCAGCTTCTAGTGCAACTTCTGCTACAACGCCTGACGAAGCGGCAGCGTTTCAACAGACCATTGATGCCTTGGCGGCAAAACAAAAAAATACTTTCTACAATCCCGATAGTGATTTTTTTAAGCCGTACTACAAACCCCTTCAGAATGACGACGAGTCAGCTTACACCTACCCTCATCCTGAAGCTGAAGGCTTGAAATATTACGGCAGGGTTGCTTCGTGGAAACCCGGCAGAGGTATCGTAGCTGAACATACGGCGATTGATACCGCAACCGGTAAATATATCCCTCTTGACGACAACGATCCTCGGCTTGCGGCATTACTGGACGAGAGACAGGATGCCGAGGTGACCGGGAAGATCGGTGGCATGAGAGACGATTTAATACGTGAAAACAAAGCAAAAAAAGGATTGCAGGATTGGGAACGTCAATTACAGGGATTGGAACGAAAAGGACTTATTTCAAGAGATGTACTCTCAACGCATAATATGGGCGTACCGATTACCTCACGCGATGGGACTTCAAAAACCGTCGAGTGGATCTATCCGGATGAAGCAACAGGTAAGATGCCTGCATACAAAACAATCCCTGCTGGGTTGACTATGCCTGAATTTTATCGAGCAATGGAAGGGTTGGCTCCTACTACGGAAGCGGAAGGTAAGCTGGCGAAGCTTAAGGCGGAAATATATGAGATAAAGGCAAAGGCTAACAGGGAAAATTGGTCTGCAAGGAAGGAAGAGGCGGAAATTGGCAAGATACTGGATGAGAGAGGTTTTATTACTGGACCCAAAACACGGCTTGCGAATGCACAGGCTGGAGAAGCAGGAGCTAGTGCAACAGAATCTATTGCTGGTGCTGGGTTAAAACGGGAACAAGCTAAGTATTTGAAAGAGGATAAACCGTCAAAAAGAGAAAGATACTTAACCAGGAAGGTAAATAACTTAAGTACTCAACTTGGTAAGGCTACTAGGGCTGAAAAACCAGCTTTGCAAGCAAAGTATGATAAAGCAGTAGCTGAATATAATGAATTTACTGGTGGAAGACCGGAGGCGGTAGTCCCTCAAAATCGGAAGCAACCAGTAAAACCTTTGTCTGCTTTTGATAAGTAGGTAAGAGATATGGCCTTTGATATTGAAGCAGCACGAAAAGAAGGTTATGGAGATGCCGATATAGCCAACTATCTCGCCAAGTCCCGCAAGTTTGATATAGAGGGGGCGCGGAAAGAGGGCTACCAGGATCAGGATATTATCAGGCATCTTTCGCAGAAATCTCAAGGCATGGGTTTCAACCCCTATGGCTTTGTTTCCAAGTACGCCCAAAAAGGGATTACCGGGCTAGGAAAGCTTATCGGCAACAAGGCCCTTGAGGAAGCTGGCCGGGAGGGAGAGCAGTTTGTTGAGCAACACCCTACCTTTACGGGACAAGTCAATACCGTTTTGAAACAGGAAATGCCCCAGTATGGGGACATCCCCTCGAAACTTATGAAGGGTATCACCGGGGGGTATGCTGACGATACCATTGAGACTCCAAAAAATGCCGGTATGGGGCACAAGATCGCCGCTAACAGCGCTCATTTGGTCGGCATGGGTCTTGCTATAGCCCCGGTGGCAAAAGGGCTTCAGGCGGTCGGTTTGGTGCCCAGAGCTGCCTCGATCATTGGTGGGATGGCGCGGGGCGCGGAAATCGGCGGGTTGTGGGGCGGACTCCGTAAACCTGAAGAAGGCGAAACCCGTGGTAGTAATGCTTTGAAAGACGCTGCCATGTTCAGCATGTTTGAGGGTGCCGGTGGAGCAATAGAAGCTTTGGCATCCAAGATGAATCCTACTGTCAAGCTTATCTTCGACAAGATCAAGGGCAATACTCCGCTGAATAGCTACGAAAAGAAGATCCTTAACAGATTTGAATATGGACGCAGCGCCGCCTTGGGGGCGGGGGCTGGCGCAACCGAACCCGCTGAAAACTGGCAAGAACGGTTGACGAATGTACTGACCGGCGCGGGAGCGTTCGGTGCCGCTCATGGCATAACGGGTCTGATTAAGGGAATTAAGGTGCCTGGTCCGAAACCGGCACCCCCGGTTGGAGGAGAACAGCCGCAGACAGAAAACGTTATGCCTTCAAAAGAAACCGGTATTGACCACGCAACGGCTGTAGAAGAACAGGTCAAAAGAGCAGTTAACAAACCAAAACCAGGAGAAAGATATGAAACCCAAAACTTCCAAAATGCCGATGAAACCCAAAGCCTCGAAGAACGTCAACCCCTTCTCCCTGGATTCGAAAAATCCAATGTTGCCCCAAGTGTTGCCCCAGAAGGGACCACAGAAAGGCAAGAAGAGCTTCCCTTTCCAAAAGAAGACTCCCAAATAGGTAAAGGTCAAGAAGCCAGCGTAAAGATGATGATCACCAAGGCTGACGAGATTGCTTTAAGGGGTCTTGGTTATGATCAGGCCGCGATCAATAAAATGAAACCTGACGAGGCGGCTGAGATTATCTCGTCAGGTAAGTCAGCCGAAGCAATCCCCTCTGTTCGTGATCTATCGCTAAAAGAACAGCAGGATGCAGGCTGGGATGAAAATTGGCCCTTTGTCCCCATGGATCTGGCGAACAAGTCTTTTAGGGATGGCATCCGCGACGATCCAAATATGTCACCGGAGGAAAAAGACAGGATATTTACTGCTGCTGAAAACCTCGGGGTTATTTCCAAATTCGACCAGTATGACGCCTTTGGCAGACCTATCTCCCCAAAAGGCAAGGAAACACCCCTGGCCCCCCCAGAGAGACCCCCCATCGTCACGGCGGAGGGCATTACCCAGCCTGCCCCCCCTACCCGTAAGGAGGTTAAGCAATACATTTCGGACCTGAAGGAATCCAAACCGGTCAAGGATTACAACCGGATAATGGATTTTATCTTCTATCCCGAACATGGGGTAACGGGAGAAAGCAAGGTTGCCCTTTATCGCATGAAGGGACAGAAAGACAAACTGATCACCACCCTTGAATTACGTTTAGCCAAGACGGGAAAACGCCTTAGATCCGCCACTCCGGATGAGTTTGTGAAGTATATCGACATGCTTAGGACCGGCAGGCAGGGTGAATTGCAAGGGGATTGGAAAGATTTTTACGACATTCTGAACCCGCTGGC